ACGGAAACGAAAAAGAATTTAGAGCGTCAGAAGACGTTGCTTTCGTTGAAGGTCTTCACAGACTCTAGCTTCAACAGTTTTCTACGGTAACACACAGACAGACCCAGAGAACTTCTTGGGACTATCTGCTCGTTACAATGATCTTTCAGCTCCAAACGCTGCTAACATCATTAGCGGCGGCGGTAGTGGAGCGGACAACGCCTCTGTTTGGTTATGTACATGGGGCGACAGAACAGGTTTTGGAATTTTCCCAAAAGGCGCAAAAGCTGGATTGGAAATTGAAGACCTTGGACAGCAAACTCTTCAGGATGCTGCGGGTAACAATTACGAAGGTTACAGAACTCATTTCGTATGGGAAGCTGGACTATCAATTCGTGATTGGAGAGGTTTCGCAAGACTTTGCAACATCGACGTTTCTGACCTAACTGCAGACGCAGCTACAGGTGTTGATCTAATCACTAACATGATTAAGCTAACACACAAAGTAGACCCAACTAAGATTTTAGGAAAACGTGTATTCTACGTAAGTGAAACAGTTTACCTATTCCTAGACCTACAGACTTACAATGCTTCACAAATGAACGTTACTTACAAAGACATGCCTCATGGCGAAAGAGTAATGATGTTCCGTGGCATCCCAGTTAAGAAAGTAGATGCTCTACTTGAGACAGAAGCAGTTGTTTCTTAATTTTAAATTATGGTTCGCGGGGAGCCAGTTCCCCGCATAACTTAGGAGTTTATAATGATTTTAGATAAACAATTAATGTTCAGTGACGCGCAGGACTTAGGTGCTGCTTCAGATGAAACTGTTGTTTCAACAAACGTAATTGACCTTGGTGCTAAAGACTCTTTAGTTCCTACAAATTACGAAGATGGCGACCTAGAAATTCAGATCAGTATTCCAGAAGATTTCGCTGGCGGAACAAGTGTACAGTTCGTACTTTACACAGATGGCGACGAAGCTTTTGGTTCTGCGGTAGAAGTACTTTCAACACCAGCAATCGCTATTGCTAGCCTAGTAAGTACAGCTAACCCAATCAGAATTTCCGGTCTTCCAGCCGGACTAGAAAGATACCTACGTATGTCATACGTAGTAGTAGGAACTATGACTGCAGGAATGGTTGACTGCGCTCTAGTTAGAGATAAACAGTCTAACGTAAAATAATAATAGGAGTTTAAGATGAAAAGTTCATCAGCGTATATAAAATGCGAAAAGCGTGAAATGTACATAACAGTAAAGAAGTGCCAGTACAACGGGCGAATCTTTGAAGAAGGCGAGAAGTACGAGCCAAAGGTAGGCGAGCTAGTTCCTTACCATATCGTACCTATTACTACCCTAAAAGATGTCCCACTAGGCGTGGATGCGGCTACATATTTAAGGGAGAAACGTTCTGCTCAACAGGTTAACGATGCAGTAGCAGCCGTCGGACATGTTAAGGGTCGTAACCCCGAAACAGGTCAGTCGGTAGTCCCTGAATATCCTAAGTCACAATCTGCAGAAGCTATTGAACGTGCTATAGCCGACGAAGCTGGTAAGAGGGTAACTCCGGTAGCGGAACCCAATACAGCAATCGGCCCACACGCTGAGATAGATGACGCTGGTGCTCTTGGAAACGAAGGTGCTTTGGAAGGGGATAACCCCGCTAAAGCTTTTTTATAACACCTATTAAGGAGGCCGATATGGCAGAAACAGTTGTAGTAGGCGGAAAAACTTTTGACTTTGAGATCGTTGGAAAAGAAGCTATCATTACTCTTGATACTGATAAAGATGGTCAGCCATCTATCAAAATCACAGTAAGTCTAGTTGAGACAATCGAAGAGGCAATTGCAGCCGTAAAGAAAGTTTTGTAAGACTTTTGCCGGGGCTAAGACCCCGGCTTCTACAAAAGGCGCTGAGTGCATTAGCGCTTTCTGTAGGAGGGTTTTATGTCATCTAAAACTTTTATTACTAACTTAGCACTAACCAACTTAAGACTCGGTAGGATAAACAACTTTGAGACTGATAGCTCTAAAAACGGCTTAGAGGCAAGGTTCATATATGACCATGCTAGACGAACAGCCCTAGAAGCTTTCGATTGGGCTTTTGCTAGAAAGCAAGTTGCCCTAAACCTATCCTCTGAGACTGTGGATACTTGGGATTATGTATATGTTATACCGCCTGACTGTCTAGTTCCTAGACGATTGATACCGCAAGACCTAGATCAGTCAAGACAGCCCAACTACGAAATACTAAACATAGACAGCATACAGTATCTATGTACAGACGAGGCTAACTTGAGCCTTCTGTACACTAAAGATTGTGAAGACGAGGCTCAGTTCTCAAACCTATTTATGGAAGCACTAGCCCGTCAAATGTCTACCCATTTCGCTATAGCAATTAAGGGTGATGCTGCACTTCAGGCGGCACAACTTCAGCTATTTACCTCCATAGTCTTCACCGCTAAATCGGTAGAAGCTATGAAGGACAGAAATAAAATAACCGACAAATGTGACCTATTGGAGTACAGAAAATGAGTGTAAGCTTTATACAGAACTCTTTTGGTGGCGGTGAACTTTCACCCTCTCTAGCGGCAAGAGCCGACTTAAGCAGGTACAAGGTATCCGTAGAGATACTAAGGAACATGTTTATCCACAAGCACGCCGCGGTTTCAAACCGTGGGGGTTTCAGATATGTGGGGGAGACTAAAGAGAGTACAGTAAGGCTTATACCTTTTGTATATTCAGATGACCAAGCCTATGTACTAGAGTTCGGCGACGAGTATATGCGCGTCATAAAAGACGGGGCTTACGTTATAAATTCACCGGGCAGGGGTACAAGCATAGTCGAGTCAGGGGTTTATCAATGGACGGCTTCAGCTTCGGGCAGCGAATATTATTTGGAATTGTCAGGAGGCGGCGACCCTTCAATGTCAACCGTACCGGAAGCGGTCTACGAAGATGTAGGCGGTGCAGATACGGTAATGACAAAAGGTACCGCATTAGGTTCTCTAGGTCTTGGGGAGTGGCAACACGGCGACAACGATACCCTTGGATTTGACACTATATACGTCAGACTTTCTGACGATGTAGACCCTGACACAAAAGCCGATGGGTACCTAGAATCAGCTTATATCTATGAAGTAACAGACGGCGAAACCACTGTAGAGGCACCCGGTGAAGGCTCTACAATATGCAGGCCTGGGGGCACCATATGGAATTTTTCTAAGAAGTCAGTAATAACGGGTGTATCGAACGCAAACCCCGCAGTAGTAACTATACCGGGTCATGGTCTTACTAACGGGGATATTATATTTGTAGATGACATATCGGTAACAACAGACCCTATAGGCATGGATAAAATAAACGGCGGTGGATACGAAGTACGCAATGCCACGGCCACTACTATAGACCTTTATAAAGACGGTCAACCATTTGATACAACAGGCTATTCCGCATATGCCGGCGGAGGGGTTGTGGGCTTAGCCGAACAATATGTAAAAACAACGGATCACCCGGTAGGGGCGTCTGGCTTTGACGAACCCGTTACCGTATATGAATATAGTAAACAAGGCACCCACATAGCGCCCTTAACACAGGGTACATTAGGAGCCTTACAGCCGGGAGAATTTGCATACGGTGATAATGACTCTATAGGCTATAACTGCATATACTACAGACCCGTAAGCAACGACACGGTAATGCTAGCGCAGCAACACGGATATGCCGAGGCGGCTTACGAAGCGACTAACTCTCTTATAGAGGCCCACTACCTTGCTAGCATAAGTTACGCACAGAAGTATGACGTAATGTACCTTACCGGCGACCCTAATGCGGCCAGAAAGCTAACCCGCTTAGACCACGACCTATGGCTTTTGGACGAAGTGGTATTTGGCACAGGTAGACTGCCCTCAGTAGAGCTAGAAGCCGGGGGCACAACGGCACCAGCCTATATATATGCAGTAGCAGGAGTTACTTTTAGCGGCATTGAGAAGCCTCTAATCGAGCACATTCCTGCGCCGGTAGGGGGTAGTTTTGTTAGAGGCACCGTTACTTGCGGAACTGTTGATGCTCTTTCTTGGAGCGAAGACCCTAATTATGACTTTTATAGAATATACAAACGGAATACAGGTGACAGCGACGCCTTTGGTCTTATAGCGGAAGTAAGGGGTAGTACCTTTACTGATGCAAACGACATAACCCCCGATTATTCTATATACCCTAAGACAGCCCGGAACCCATTTGGCTACTATGAAGAAGACTTAAAGTATAATGCCCCTGAAAAATGCGCCATACTTAACCAAAGATTAATGCTGTCGAAAGGTGGGTTTGTATATGGCTCTGTAATAAGCGACCTTGAGACATTTGGCGTTAGTTCACCTATAGTAGATACAGACGCTTTTGAGTTTGAAATGGACAGTTTAGTAGCCAACCCTATACGATGGCTGATGAACCTAAACGATCTAATAATAGGAACCGAAGAGGGGGAGTACAGAGCGGCGGGTTCAGATGGCGGCGCTATAACCCCTACTTCTATAAGCATAAAACAACAGAGCGCTTATGGCAGTATGGATAACATAAGACCGGTGCGGATAAGTAATAGAGCGCACTTTGTAACTAGGTCTAAAAATACAATAAGAGATATGTCCTACAGTTTTGAAACCAATTCTTATGTAGGCAATGACATAACAATATACGCCCGTCATTTATTTGACAATAAAGAGATAGTAGCTTGGGCTTATCAAAAAGACCCATATAGCATACTCTGGGTAGTAAAAGACGATGGTACTATAGCGTCGTTATCGGTAAACAAAGAGCAGGAAATAGCGGGTTGGAGTAGGCACGATACACCTAATGGGTTATTTAAAGATATCGTTTCTATACCGAAAGATAATGGCGAAGATGAGATATATGTACACGTTATAAGAAAAGTAAACGGTACAGACAAGAGCTTCGTAGAACGGTTAGCTCCTAGACTTCCTGTAAGTGACGATGATACTTATGACATAAAGGATGCTTTTATGTTAGATAGCGCTTTGAGTTATGACAACCCAGTAGCTATCGAAGGCATAACAAACGCCGACCCCGGCGTTGTAACAATAACCGGACACCCGTTTAGTGACGGCGATGTTATAGATATCGCACAGGTAAACGGGATGAC